GTTTTTTGAAAGTTTAAGTGATAGCACAGACCAAGTTTATAAAGTGTTTGAAAACTTTATAAAGCGAATTTCACAAATACCGATATATGATATGGAAAATATATGTTATATGATTGACGCTTACGATAAGGACCAAAAAAGTATGAATGGAATAACTAATAAAATCCTAAAAAATGCTAAAGACTAAAATTATTTATTATTGGCAAAAGAATCCAGATGCAAAATATAGCGAAATAGCCGATTATTTTAACACTAAAATTGACTTTGTTATAGATACGATTGAAGAGTACAAAAAAGAGCCTTATATCATTAGAGAAAGCATTATGAATTATGAGTAAACAAAGAATCAGATTAAAACCACACGAAGCTATTGCTTTGGGTTTTGAATTAAGAAAAGACTATAAAAGCGAAGGTAATGCTAAATTTTATTTATCAGAAAGTCAGATAGATGAACTAAAGAAAATCAGAGGTTTTCACGAAAATAAATTTACCGAAGTCAAAAGAACTCTTAATAAAGATGGTGAAGTAATATCAAAGATTGAAAAACTCAATCAAAAGGAGTTAATCGATATTCCAACAAATCACGAAATTATAAGAGTATCAACAAACGTTTCAAGCGGTCAGCAATGGATAATTACAAAGCCGATTAGTGAAGTTGATGTTGAGAATGAAATTGACTTCTTAAATATCTTTAAAGACGTTATTAAACCGATTGAAGTAAAAGCTAAAAAGGTAAAAAGTAAGGCGTTATTTGACAGAGCGGTTTTGACTGATGTTCATATAGGTATGAAAGTAACAGATGGATATTCTTTGTATGATGGTTTATGGAATGAAATCGAACTATTTAAAAGACTTGATATTTTTGTAAATGAAATAGTAAACAACCAAAAATCAAATGTTTTATTACTTCACGAATTGGGAGATTTTATGGATGGATATAATGCAATGACTACAAGAGGCGGTCACGAATTACCACAAAATATGGATAATCAAAAAGCATTTGATATTGGTTTGCAGTTTAAAATATCATTAATAGATGCTTTAGTTCAATACTACGATAAAATACATATTGTAAACATTTGTAATGACAATCACGCTGGTAGTTTTGGCTATATTGTTAATTCTGCTTTTAAGACTTACATCGAGTTGAAATATCCTGATAATGTAGTAGTAGTTAATCAACGTAAATTTATTGACCATTACTTCTTTAAAAACAGATGCTTTATTTTAACTCACGGAAAAGACGACAAAAGTTTAAAATTTGGATTTAAACCAAAACTTGATCCGGTACAAATTGAAAAAATAAAAAACTACATTGATGAATATAAATTGCACAATTACGAAATAGAATTTGGCAAAGGTGATAGTCATCAGTTGCTTTTTGATTACACAAGTTCAACCGCATTTGAATATCAAAATTTTGGTGCATTTAGTCCACCGAGTGATTGGGTAAAAACCAACTTCAAAAACACCAAAAGCAGTTTTACAACAATGAACTACTACGAAAATCAAAAAACTATTAACCATTATATTTTTTAACTATGAAAATAACAATAACATCACACGGACAAACACATACAACAGAAGTTGAGCACGACAATTTAACAACAGAAGAAATTGCTGAAATAATTACAAATTTACTAACCTGTGCTGGTTATGGTAGAAATAACATAATTGATACATTTAAAGAAATAGAATATATATGATACCATTACACTATTCAAACGAAAACAATTACGATGTTATAGATTTCGTAAAAGACAATAACCTTAATTTTAACGAAGGAAACGTAGTCAAATATGTTACACGTTGCAGAAAGAAAGGAACGCATTTAAAAGACCTTGAAAAAGCGTTAGATTATATTCAAAGAGAAATTGATTATGTTAGAAAACAAGAACTTAAACAAATTGAAAGATGACAAATCTACAACGAATAAAACGAATACTTCAATTCAATTATAAGCGTGGCGTAAACAAAGAATCTGTCAACGAGGTTTATCGTAAAATATTAAAATCTAAAAAATAACATTATGCCTGATATATCATTATGTAAAAACGAACAATGTCCTTCAAAAGAATTATGTTTTAGGTTTACGTCAAAGCCGAGTGAGTTTAGACAATCTTATACAGGATTTACAATTGAAAGTGACGAAACGAGTTGCAGTTATTTTATGCCGAATGGGAAGTGTAAACATTGCAAAAAAACTAATTGCCATAAAATGAGTTGTCCAACACAAAAAATACAAATAAATTTGTAGATATTAAAAAAATAATTTTATATTTGCATAAATAAAAAGTTCGGTCAGGAACTTTAACGAAATTAATAACGCCTCTTTTAATGCTTAATTCTGACCGATTAAGTTTTTTAAAAGAGGTTTATTTTTTAAAATTATGAGTAAAGATTTATTTCAATTAATGCGTCAACAGGAAATAGAAACGCAAAATTTCTTACCTAACAAAAAAGAAATTCAATTTAGTAGTAAAAAATTCATTACTGATTTATTAGAAGCTGGAGAAGTTAATAAATACGAATTATTAGCACAAGCCAAAAGAATGGTTGAAGCTTTAGATGTTATTAATTCAGAATTAATGAAAGTAATACCACAAGAAAACTTTGAAGAGTTTGGATTGAAAGGAACATTTAGAAGCGGAGGCGATACAATAAACTATTCAGATGATGCGATTTACACGCAATTAAAAGCTGACTTAGATGCAAGGGCGGAATTATTAAAACTTGCTCTTAAACAAGACGTAATTGATGCTTATGGTAACGATGTGCCTAAAGTTTCAACAACACCGAGAAAGTCGAGTTTGGCTATATCGTTTTAATTTATTATATTTACAAATCTTAAACAATTAAATATCTTATCTTATGAAACAAATTGCAACCGCTTTATTAAAAGCACAAACAGAAATGAGCAATCCAAAAAAAGGCTCAACAAATCCATTCTTTAAGTCAAAATATGCTGATTTAAACTCAATTCGAGAAGCAGTTATTCCAATTCTTAACGCCAACGGAATAAGCGTATTACAACCAATAGTTCACGTAGATAATAAAAACTTTGTTAAAACTATTTTACTTCACGAATCAGGCGAGTTAATGGAATCATTAACAGAAATTATCTACAACAAAGTAAATGATGCACAAGCTCAAGGAAGCGGAATAAGTTATGCACGTAGATATTCTTTACAATCATTTGTTTGCGTTGGAGCAGATGATGACGATGGACAAAAAGCAGTGCAACCAAAACCAAATGCAACTACTGAAATTTTAATTAAAGCAAAACAAGGTGGCTTTACATTGGATCAAATTAAAACTAAATACACAACTACAAAAGAAATGGAAGATTATTTTAATAATTTAAAATAATTTTGTATATTTACAATTCGCTACAATAAAGTTTAATTTAAAACCCTCTTTTGTTTGTAGCGAGCATTAGAGGGTTTTTAGTATTATGGAAGTTTGGAAAACAATACCTAATTATCAAGATTATGAAGTTAGTAATTTTGGAAATGTAAAAAGTAAAAAATTTAACAAAGAAAAGATTTTAAAACCACAAATTAACAATGCTGGTTATTATAATGTTATTTTATCAAAAGAAAAAAAGATAAAAAACATTGCAATACATCAACTTGTTGCTATGTCTTTTTTAAATCATTTACCAAATGGTAAAAAAATAATTGTGGATCATATAGATAATAACAAGTTAAATAATAATTTATATAATCTACAATTAGTATCATTTAGATATAATATATCAAAATCAAAATCAGGAACTTCAAAATATACCGGAGTTAGTTGGAATAAGAAAAATAAAAAATGGATGGCGCAAATTCAGTTTAACTCTATTAATAAAAATTTAGGTTATTTTGAAAATGAATATGATGCTTATTTAGTTTATGAAAAAGAATTACAAAAAACAGCGGAGCCGAAAACTGAATAGAGTAGGCAAAATTATATAAATATCTTAAAATTATGGGAGTTAAAACTTCATTTTACGGAAGCATTGATTTTAGCAAATTGTTAGAACAAGCGAAAACAGGTAATAAAGCATTTACCAAAAATGAGAATGGAAAAATTTATTTAAACGTTAGAGTTTGGGTAAATGATGAATTGGATAAATACGGAAACGTAGCATCGTTTCAATCTAATTTCAAAGGCGCACAAAAAGAGGATAAATTCTATTTTGGTAATCTAAAAGAAAGTGAGCAAATTGTTGAAGAAGTAACTGCTCAAGATATACCAGATACAGATTCGCTACCTTTCTAAATTATGAAAATTGAAATTACAACGTCAATCGTTAACGGAATATTTAAACGAAACAGAAACCTTGTTTTAAACGCCATAAAATCGTTTAATGATAAAGACGTTGTAATTACTTTTTCAAAGCCTAAAAAGAATCGTTCTAACAATCAAAACCGATATTATTGGGGATTGGTTTTACCTTTGATTCAAAATGGTTTATTAGATGCAACAGGAGAGTTAAGAAGTTATGATAACATTCATTATAAAATACTTTTACCTTTATTTGCACCAACTAATGAAATAGTAAATAAAGAAACAGGAGAATGTATAGTTGAGCGTTTAACAAGTTCAGATTTAACAACAACACAATTTTGCGAATATATTTTAGAAATACAAAAATGGGCAGCAGAATTTTTAGGAATAGATATTCCATCACCTAATGAAGAAAATTTAATAAATTTTGATTAAATGAAAAATCACAAATTAGCAATAGAACTTATTGCAACAGATATTTTAAACCAAAATTCAGAAGCTGTTGGTAATGAAAATAAACCGAATTATAGTAATAGAGATTTTATGAATTGTGTTATTATATTTCAAAATGCTTTAATGGATAAAATGTATGATAATCAAGATTATGATAAAATGAGTTTAGAAGATAGAATGAATATGACTATTAAGTGTGGAGAGGATTTACGAAAACTAATTTTCACTTATACAAATTTAGATACTCATAAAGTAGAAGAATTTTTATAAAAATTTTGATTAAAATGTTTTTTATATTGAAATAATTATTATATTTGCAAATGTAATTTAGTGAGATTTATTACAGACATAAAGAAATTATAAAAATCCTATTAGGAAAGCGAAATCTCACAATACGCTGACTTAATAGGATTTTCACTTTTAATAGTTTATAGGTATCTTAAAACCTTTATTATTATGGCAAAATTTGAATTAAGATTTATTGATTGTTTTAACGAAACTGATTTTATTAAAACAGAAGCACAAGAATTACATAGTAAAGATATTATTGAAATTTATGGTAAATGTGGTTATGATATTTTTAGTGTTTATTTAGACAAATCAACTGCAATTAAATTCGCTAAAACACTTCGTACTGAAATTAACAAAATAACAGAAAGCGAGGTTAACAATGGCTAAACTTGGTTATACTTGGTATCCTAAAGATTGGGGTAATTCTGAAAGTGTATTTGAATTAAATTTATCGGAACGTGGTTTATATCGTGAGTTAATAGATTTAGCTATGTTAAACGACAATAAAACCGAAATTAAACTTGATGTGTGGAGTAGAAAATTTGCTATTGATATTGATAGTTTAAATTTAATTTTAGGTAAACTTTCAATACTTAATTTAATAGAAGTTAATGAAGAAAATTTATTTATTCCAAGTTGTGAAAGTCGTTTAAAATTAGTACGTGGAGGTCGTAATGGTGGTAAAATCAGTAAGCCTACTACTAAGCCTATAGTAAAGCCTTTTGAAAGCCTTAAACAAAAAAATGAAAAGCCTATAGCGAACCAAATAGAAATAGAAACTAAAAGTAAAACAACAATAGTTGATGTTGGAGTTATAGATTTTAATGATGCTATTAATATTTGTTTATTTGATGATAATTGGAAGTTAGATATTGAAAGAGTTTACAAAGTAGATAAAGACAAAGTGAAATTTGCTTTAACAGAGTTTAAAAACCATTGCGGAACAATTGGAGAAAACAAACCTAAAACATTAAAGCAATTTAAAAAGCACTTTACGAATTGGGTTAGGGTTAAAAAGCAATATCAAGTAAAAACCGAAAATAAAGACAGATTATGAAAATCAAAGAGGCAATTAATAGACTTGGTTACACAATAAGCAAACAGAATAAACCAAACATAACTGATGCCGATGCTTTAAATTCAATTATAGAATTTGTAAATTTGTCTAATAAGCAAGTTATAAAAGATAATGAATTATTAGCTAAAATGTACTGCTTTGTGTTAAAAGATTTTTTATTCTATTATAAAAATGTAAACTTTGCATCAAAACAAATAAACAAAGATATACTTTCAAAGCCTTTGCAATATCATTTAGAGTGCCTAAAGATTAATTTAGAAACTAACGAAAGAACAAATTTCTTTGAACAAAACACAAACTTAAAAGAAATAAATATCGATGCTTTTAATGAATCTTTTGAAACTTGGGAAATGGATAACGTAATAGCAAACTTTGAATTTAATTTTAACTTGGCTTTAAATACTTATAAAAATGGAAAATAAAAAATACAAAGTTTTAAATTTATACGCTTGTTTAGGTGGTAATAGATACAAATGGAATGATTGTGAAGTTACAGCAGTTGAACTTGACACTGAAGCTGCAAGATTATATAAAGAAAGATTTCCTAATGATATTGTTATAGTTGCTGATGCACACCAATATTTATTAGACAATTACAAAGAATTTGATTTTATTTGGAGTTCACCGCCTTGCCCAAGCCATTCGAGAGCAAGATTTGCAAGAAAAAGTACAACAAGTGCAATTTATCCAGATTTAAAATTATATGAAGAAATATTATTTTTAGAAAATTGGTATGAAGGAAAATATTGTGTTGAAAATGTAATACCTTACTATGAACCATTAATACCAGCTCAAAAAAGGGGAAGGCATTTATATTGGACTAATTTTAATTTGCCTAATGATTTAAATGAAAGAAAAGCAAGTATAATGGAAAGTAAAGATGAAGTTTCACAATGGTGTAAATTTCACGATTATGATTTTAGA